TCGCCGACTACACCACCAGCACCATCGCCGGGCTGCTGCGCGGCCTGCGCGAGCTGTTCATCTCGAAGTGGGGCACCGAGGACGCCGACAAGGCCCTGCCCAACTTCCTGATCGCCGATCTCGAGCAGGCCGGCCGCGATCGCATCACCGAAACCGTCCCCGATTTTTCCGATCCCAACCCCGAGGCCGTCACCATGACCCCCGAAGAAATTGCAGCCCTGCAGGCGAAGGCCGCCAAGGCCGACCAGCTCGAGGCCGACCTGGCCACCACCACCGCCCGCGCCACCGCCGCCGAAGCCGCCGCGGCCAACTTCGCCGAGCAGCAGCGCGTTGCTTCGCAGGCCGTGGCCATCGCCGACGCAAAGGTGGTGCTGAAGCCGCTCGTCGATTCCGGCAAGCTGCTGCCGGCGCAGCTGGACAAGGCCGCCGAGTTCATGGCCGGCCTCGACGACAAGGCCAAGACCTTCGACTTTGGCGAGGCAACCGGCGACAACGCCCTGACCGCGCGCCAGTTCATGGTCAAGCTGATGGAGCAGGGCCAGCGCCAGGTCGACTACAGCGAGCACACCAGCGACGTGACCCTGCCGCAGAACCAGAATCCGAGCGACGTGGCTGCGCTGGCCGTCCAGTACCAGGAACAGATGGCCGGCAAGGGCATCACCGTCAGCACCGCCGCCGCCGTCGACGCCGTCATCGCCGGCAAGACCGCGTAACGGCCCGCCCGGCCTGCTCGCACCGACCGCCCTACCACCGCACCCCATTCCCGAGAGACCGACGCCATGCGTAACGAACTTTTCCTGAAGGCCTGCTATGCCGGCGCGGCGATCCTGCCGTTCCGCATCGTCAAGCATGGCGCCGCTGATGGCTTTGCCGTGCAGGGCGCCGCCGCTGCTGACCTCACTTTCGGCGTGTCCGATTCCATGGGCGCCACCGCGGCAAACGACCCGGTCGATATCGTCCGCGGCGGCATTGCCGAGGTCGCCTATGGCGCCACCATCGTCCGCGGCCAGCCGCTGACCTCCGACGCCAACGGCCAGGCCGTGGTCGCCACTGCCGGCCAGCGCTACATCGGCTTTGCCGAGGTGTCGGGTGTTTCCGGCGATCGCGGCTCGGTGTTCATCGCCCCGGGCTACGTCCCCAACGCGGGCGCGTAACAGCGCCCTCCCCGCCAACCTTTCCCCGAGATCCCGAGGCCCGTCATGGCACAAGTCCGCCCCTTCCCGACCGATCCCCGCCTGACGGCGATGGCGATCGCCTACGCAAACAAGGAATTCGTCGCCGACCGCGTGCTGCCGCGCGTGCCGGTGGGCAAGAAAGAGTTCCGCTGGATGCGCTTCAACCGCGCCGAGCGCATGACCGTGCCGGAGACCCTGGTGGGTCGCAAGTCGCTGCCGAATGAAGTCGAGTTCGGCGCCACCGAAGAGGCCGGCATGGTCCACGACCGCGGCCTCGACGACGTGGTTCCCAACGACGACATTCTCGAAGCGCAGGGCCTGCCGTATAGCCCGATCGACGAGGCCGTCGAGGGCACCACCGAGCTGATCCTGCTCGATCGTGAGATCCGCACTGCGGCCAAGGTGCTGAACCCGGCCAACTACCCGGCCGGCAACCAGGTCACCATCACCGAAAAGTGGGATGACCCGGACAGCAACCCGGTCAAGCAGATCCGCGACTACCTCGAGAGCGTCTGGGTCCGCCCGAACGTGCTGCTGATGCCGGTGCCGGTCTGGAACCAGCTCAACTCGCACCCGCGCGTGATCTCGGCCATCACCCCGTCGGGCAAGGTCGACGGCTTCGCCACCCTGCAGCAGCTGGCCGCGCTGCTCGAGGTCGACGAGGTGATCGTCGGTCAGGGCTACAAGAACGCAGCCAAGCCGGGCCAGGCACCGAACATCGTTCGCGTGTGGGGCGGTGACACCGTGCTGGCCTTCTACCGAAACCCGCAGGCCACCCCGCGCCGTGGCGTGACGTTCGGCTATACCCCGCAGTGGGGCACCCGTGTGTCGGGCCAGATCGCCGAGCCGAAGATGGGTCTCCGCGGTTCGGTTCGCGTGCGTGTCGGCGAGTCGGTCAATGAAATGATCGTCTGCAATGACCTGGCCTACCTGTTCAAGGACGTGCTGAGCACCTGACGGCCTGCGGCGTAACATCGGTACCCGAAAGGGCCGGCATCGGGCGACCGGGCCGGCCCTTTTGCTTTCACCCACCACCACCAACCCCAACGAGGGCAGATCCATGAGCAAGCAGCAGAACACCAACGCCGCGGCCAAGCCGGGCAGCAAGTCGGGCACCGCACAGAGCCCGCAGGACAGCGCCGGCAAGGTGCTGAAGACCAAAGAGGGCCACGTGGTTGCCCCGGGCCATTCGTTCCAGTCGAAGGGCGGCCACATTGGCGCCGGTTCGGCCGTCACGGCCGACAACTTCAAGACCGTGAAAGACCCGACGGGCAAGACCGAGTTCAAGCGCCAGCTCGACAAGGGCGCGATCGTGCTCGGCAACGTCCGTACTGCCGATGACTTCGACGGCGATCGTGCCGGCGGCGGCACCATCGACAACGGCGGCGCCGACGGCGCGGGCCCGAGTGCGGCGCAGATCGCTGCGGCCGAAGCTGGCAACGACCCTGGCGCTGCCGCGGTGGTCGACGCTGCCCTGAGCGGCACCCCGGGCGAGCTGGCCGAAGCCAACGGCGCACCGGCGGCTGACGCCACCGGCAAGGGCGAGTAACGGCCATGCCCTACCTCGATCAGGCCGGTTACGAGAAGCGGTTCGGCGCCGAGGAGCTCGAGCAGGTGCTGGCCACCGACGACTCCCTCACGCTGGACGTGGCCATTGCCGATGCCGAGAGCATCATCAACGGCTATCTCGCAGCCGTGCCTGATCGGGTTTTCGTGGTTCCGCTGGCGGTAGCCATCCCGTCGCGGATCACGGAATTAACCGCCGACCTCGCGCGCTACGAGATCCACGCCAAGAAGGTCACGCACGAGATCAAGCGCCGGCGCGACCAGGCCATCGCTTTCCTCGAAAACATGGTCAAGGGCCTTGTCGCCATCCCCGAGCTGTTGCCCGGCGGTGGCGCCATCCCTGACGTCATCGGTGCCATGGACGTAGACGCCGCTCCCCGCGTGTTCGACACCTGCAGCCTGCGGGAGTACGTCGGCCGGTGAATGTGAAATGGACCCTGCTGGCCAACCGCGTGCAGGCCCGCCTGCAGCAGATGACCCTCGCCGGCGCCGACAAGTCGCGCGCGCTCGGCGCGCTGGGCAACGTGCTGGCCAACCGCATCCGCCTCGGCTTCCGCATGGGCCGAGACCCATGGGGAAACCCGTGGAAGCCGCTTAACCCCCGCTTCCGCACCGGCCAGCCGCTGCGCGATACCGGGCGCCTGCAGCGCAGCATCACCAGCCAAGTGCAGGGCGATGCGGTGGTTGTGGGCACCAACGTGCGCTATGCGCGCACCCATCAATACGGCGCCACGATCCTGCCGAAGAACGGCGACGTCCTGGCCTTCCCGATCAAAGCCGCCGGCGGCGGCATGGCCTTCCTGAAGTCGGCCAAGATCCCAGCACGCCCCTTCATGCCCCTGAGCGGCAACCAGGTGAACCTGCCGCAGGCGTGGGCGCGCAGCGGCCTGAAGGCGATGGCCAAGGCAATGGGCCTCGACGGCGCCGGCGTACCTATCCAAGGTGGTGACCAATGAGCAGCACCTGGCTGTCTCCGATCGAGATCGAGACGCTGATCGTCGATCGCCTGAAGGCCCGGCTCGTCGGTACCGAGCAGGCCCCCGTCGTGCCAAAGCTGGTCAAGTTCGTCTATGACACCCGCGAATACGGCGCCGTCGAGGAGGAGTCCCAGCTCGTGCCATCGGTGGCGGTCATCTATAACGGCTACCGCGCCGGTGAGCAGGTCGGGCAGGGCGCGGTGCAGGCGGTATCGCACGAATACCTGGTGGTGGTGGTGACGCGATCGAGCAAGCAGACCCTGCGCGCCAGTGGCGCCAAGGCATCGGCAAGCGAGATTTTCGACGCCGCAATGAAGGCCCTCACGGGCTGGAAGCCCGCACCAGGTGTTGGGCGGTTGCAGCTGGGGGATGCCCCGGGTGCGGCCTACAGCGATGCCGGTTTCACCTATCTCCCGATCGCGTTCAACACCCGCATCACCTACACCCCGCAACCCTGACCACCGGAGAATCACACCATGGCCCGCCAGACCTATGCCTACCTCGGCAGCGGCAAGATCAAGATGCGCGAAGTGGGCGCAGCTGCACCGTTCCTGCCGATCGGCAACTGCTCGGCGCTGACGTTCGGCGCTGAGATCAACAGCCTGAACCTGCAGAACTACACCAAGCCCGGCGGCGGCACCTATGCCCGCGTCGACCGCGTGTCGAACGTCACCGTCAACCTGACCGCGCACGACCTCGACGCGCCCAACCTGGCCCGTGCAGCGGGCGGCGAGGCCAGCCTGCAGGCGGCCGGTACCGTCTCCGCCGAGCCCATCGTCGCCTACAAGGGCGGCACCACCCCGCTTTCCCGTGCCCCGGCGTCGATCACCACCGTCACCCCGGTGGGCGGCGGTACCGCCTTCGTGGCTGGCGAGGATTACCTGATCACCCCGGGCGGCATCGAGGTGCTCGAGGACGGCGATATCCCCGCCCCGGTCGCCGGCGCACCGAACATCGCCGTCACCTACGCCAACACCGCGCAGCAGGTCATGCAGGCCATGGTGAACAGCGGCAAGGAATACGAGCTCCTGTTCGAGGGCCTCAACGAGGCCGAGAGCGACAGCCCGGTGATCGTGCATGCCTACCGCGTCAAGTTCGCACCGGCGCAGGCGATCAACTTCATCGGCGACGACTTCGCCGCCCTCGAGCTGACCGGTACCGCCCTGCAGGACGCCAACAAGATCGGCACCGGCGTCAGCCAGTATTGGAAAGCCACCATCGTCGAGTAACGTCGGCATTCACCACCAACCGTTCCCAGGGGGGAACCTTCAATGTCCAAGCAGAACCGTAAGCCCAGCCCCGCCGAGCAGCAGAACCGCGAAGCTGCCGAGGTGCTCGCACCCGAATCCCGCCAGGTCGAGGCCGGCGGGAAGTCCTACGAGGCCAAGCGCCTCGAAACCCGTCAGGTGTGGCCGACGCTCCGCGCGGCCCTGCCAATTTTCGGGGCGCTGGTCGCCCTCGTTGGTCCAACCGGCTCCTCGCCCGCTGCTGACTCCCCCCTGGGCAGCAGCAGCCAACCGGACGGCCCGCGCCCCGATTCCCTTCCCGCCAGCCAGTCGCCGCTCGCCCAGATGCTGGGCAATGAGATCGCCACCCTGCTCGAGGTGTTCGCCGAGCACGGCGAGCGCATCACCGAGATCCTCGCCATCGGCTACGACGTCCCGGTCAGCACCGTGGGACGCTGGGAGCCGCAGGAGGCCTACCTCGCCCTGAAAGCCCTGATCGCCGTGAACAAGGATTTTTTCACGACCCGGGTGGCCCCGCTCCTCGGTCTGCAGGAGGGACAGCCGGTGTCCAACGCACTCGCCGGCGCCGTGGGCCAGGCGGTGAAGTCGATGCAGGATATTGGGGCTGGGGCGACACCATCCAGCAGCTGATCGAGCACGGCCATACGCCAGCGGCGATCGAGCACTACACGCTGGCGCAGGTTCGGTTCTACGGGGCGGCGATCGACCGGGCGAGGAAGCGGGACCAGCGGGAGCAGGCGATCCTAATTCGCGCCGCCTTCCACTACGAATCCAACGATTTCGCCGCCTTCACCAAGGAATAGAACCGTGGCCACCGAGAGCCTGCAGATCCGTATCACCGCCGAGCTGAGTCAGCTCCGCTCGGCCATCCAAAGCATGCAGGGCCAGCTCGAAAACGCCCGCAAGACCGGGGCGCAGGTCGGAACGGCCGGCGCCCAAGGCATCGCCCAGCTCAACCAGCGCTTGCAGAGCACCGGCCGCATCGTCGCCGGCATCGCTGCATCGCTCGGTGTCGGCCTTTCGATCGCGGGGTTGGTCAAGGCCAGTGACGAGGCGGCCACCATCGCCGCACGCCTGAAGCTGGCGACCAAAAACACCGAGCAGCTCGCCACCGCCCAAAAGGCGGTGTTTGACCTTGCGCAGCGCACGCGCACCAGCCTGCTGGCCACGGTCGACCTGTATGCCCGCATCGAGCGCAGCACGCGCGACCTGAAGGTAAATCAGGCGACCATTCTTCAGCTGACCGAGACCATCAACCAGGCCGCGCAGATCAGTGGCGGCGGCGCCAGCGCAGAGGCCGCCCTGTTCCAGCTGTCGCAGGGCCTGGCCGCCGGCACGCTGCGCGGCGAAGAACTGAACTCGGTGCTCGAGCAGACGCCGCGGCTCGCGCAGGCGATCGCCGATGGCATGAACATCCCGATCGGCAAGCTCCGCGAGATCGCCCAAGAGGGCAAGCTGACCAGCACCGCGGTGCTGCGTGCCCTGCTCGGCCAGTCGGAAGCACTGCAGAAAGAGTTCGCCGCCTTCCCGCCGACGATTGCCTCGGGCTTTACCGCCATCCGCAACGCGTTCGTGCAGTACCTGCAGACCAGCGACCAGGCCGGCACGTCGGCGCGCCAGTTCGCCGAAGCCCTGCAGGCAGTGGCCAGGAACCTGCCGGCCATCATTGACGCCGTCCTGCGGCTTGGCCCGGCCGTGCTGGCCGTCTATGGCGCCTTCAAGCTGTGGCCGCTGATCGCCGCCGCCGTGGCTGTCGCGCAGGCAGCAGTGGCCCGCTTCACCGCACAGCTCGCCCTGATGACCCCGGCAATGGCCGCTGCAAGCGCACAGGCTCGCGTGCTGAGCGCGAGCATGGTGGCGATGGGGCCATCGTCCGCCCTCGGCTCGGCGGGCGCTGTGGGCGCGCTGGGGAAGATCAAGGCTGCATTGGGCGTGCTGATCGCCGCGTTCGTTGGCTGGCAGATCGGCACCTACCTGAGCGAGCAGTTCCTCGAGGTCCGCCTGTTCGGCATCGCCATGGTCACCGGCCTGATGGTGGCGTGGGAAACGCTGAAGGGAGGCATCCGGCAGATCGGTGTGACCCTGCGCGAGACCTTCATTTCCGCATTCAACTTCGTGCTCGACAAGGCGGCATCGTTCTACCGCGCCTTGGGCCGAGCGGCTGAAAATATCCCGGGCATCGGCGGCAAGGCCTCGAGCTTCTACAACGATTTTGCCGACCAGCTGGCCTCGTCGAAGATGGAGGCCGAGGGCATCGCCGATGCCTTCAACCGGGTTTACAAGGAAACCGAAGCGGCAAAGGACCAGGCGCGGCAGATCGGCGATGAAATGGCCGATTGGGAGATCGAGCAGGAAATGGCGAAGAAGAAGGTCGATGCAGCGGCCGGCACGATTGGCATCCCCAATTCGCCCGCTACCGACCCGAAGGCCGCCCAGACCGCGGCCAAGATCGCCGCGACCAACGCCGAGCTCGTGCGTGATTCTGTGCAGCGCGCGCTCGAGCAGCTAAACCGCCTGTATGACGACGGCAAAATGTCCATCCGCGATTACTACGCGGAAAAGCAGCGGCTCGAGCTGCAGGGCATCGACGCGTCCCTGGCAGCCGCGCGCGCCGAGCTGGGCGCGGCCAAGGGAGCCGACGAGGTTGCCGCGGCCAACGCCAAGATCACCATGCTGATGCGCGATCGCAAGCAGGTAGCGGTCGACGCCATCTATGCCCAGAAGAAAGCCGAGGAGGAGCTGACCCGGCAGCTCGGCGCGCTGCAGATCCGCCTGCTGCAGGCGCAGGGCGATACCGCCGCGGCCACGCGGCAGCAGCTCGAGGCCGAGTTCAAGGATCTACTGAAGCGGCTCGAGGCCGAGGGCGACACCGCCGGCGTGAACCTGGCCAAGAAGGTGATCAACCTCGAGACCTTCAATGCCCAGCTCGAGCAGGTGCGTACCAAAGTCAGCGAGTCGCTGAGCCGATTTAACGCCACCGAGACCGCCACCGGCGCGCAGGTAGATGCCGGCATCCTCGGGCAAGATGACGCTTCCAAGCGCGTCAACACCCAGCGCGAGGCATCGCTGGCCCTGCTGGTCCAGCAGCGCGAGGAGCTGGTCAAGATCCGCGATGCCGCAGTCGCCGCTGACGACGCGCTGACCATGCAGAAGGCAAACGATGCCCTGATCGAGCTCGATGGCAACATCGCGCAGCTGTCGATCAACACGGACAGCCTTGGCTACAAGGCCGCGCAGGTGTTGAAGTCGAGCCTCACGACCCTGTTCAACGACCTGGCCGATGGCAGCAAGTCGGCAAGCGAGGCGCTGGGGGACTTCGTGCTGAACTTCATCCGCGGCATGGCGCAGATCGCCGCACAGGCGCTGGCCACCTACCTGGTGCTGCAGCTACTCGATGCGATCTATCCCGGCCTCGGCAAGGCCACTGCAGCAACCATGAGCGTGGCGGCCAACCACTCGGGCGGCATGGCTGGTGCGGGCGCCACCTCCCGCCAGCTGCCTGCCTTGCTGATGGCCGGTGCGCCGCGCATGCACACCGGCGGCATCGCCGGCCTTGGGGCTGACGAGGTGCCGGCGGTGCTGCGCAAGGGCGAGGAGGTCATCACCCGCAACGATTCTCGCCACCGCTACAACGGCGGGCTTCAGCAGGGCGAGCAGCGCGGCAACCAGCGTTTCATCTTTGTTGACGACGAGCGCCGGGTCGAGGATTACCTCAACGCTCCCGAAAGCGACGAGGTGTTCGTGCAGAAGATCGGCCGGAACGCTGGCGCAATCAGGGAGCTTGTCCGCTGATGGCCATCGACCCCGCACTGCGCCCGTTCTTCATGCCGGCCAACTGGCGCGAGCAGGTGCTCGAGCGCCTGCAGTTCCGCACCGATGCCATCGTCAGCGAGGACTACACCACGCAGACCCGAGCCACCCGGCTCACGCCGCGGCGATCGCTGGAATACACGATCGGCTCGTCGGCCGAACTTCGCCGACGCCTGGCCAACGAGGTGTACGCCCGCGGCGGACGGCGCTGGTATCTGCCGCTGTGGATGGAGGGCGTGGAAGTGCTGGCCAACGTGGATGCTGGCAGTGACACGATCCCCGCCATCACCGCCCTGCGCGACTTCGCGCCGGGGAATGTCGCCTTCATCCAGACTCCGAACCTGCTCGGCTATGAGCTGGTGGAGCTGGAAGCAATCAACCCGGGCAGCGTCACCATCGCCGGCGGCTTGGCTCGGGAATACCCACGGGGGTCGATGATCTACCCGGCTGTGAAAGCACGGCTCGACCTTCAGTTCAGCCAAGCCGCATTCACCGGTGACGCCGCGTATGGTCGCGTCAAGTTCAACATCGTGGAGCCCAACCACTACCCGGCCTATGAGTGGCCGACCATGTACCGGGGGTTCCCGGTGCTCGAGGATTGGCCGGAGACCAGCCGCGACCCTGAGACGGTGTTTCAGTGGATGCTCGAAGGCCTTGACGACGAGATCGGAATCCCGACCTACCGTGACCCGGTGGGCGTGCCGCTCTACCGCCAGACGCATGACTGGACCCTTGCCAGCCGCGCAGAGATCAACCGCTTCCGGTCTATGGTCTACGCCCTCGAGGGCAAGCGCGGATCTATCTGGGTTCCCACCTGGTGCAAAGACCTGGTGCAGGGGGCTGAATACCTGGGCAACACCACGCCGCTGGTGGTCCGCGCCTGCGGCGCCGTGCTCCTGAGCGGGTTGGCCAACAGGCGCGATTTCCGAATGCAGACCATCGCCGATGGCGTGACCAGCGTTCGCTATGGCCACATCGACTCGATCACCGCTGGCCCGGTGGGTTTCGAGCACCTCAACCTCGGTAGCGACCGACCCAACTGGCCGGTTCGGCAACAGACACAGCTGATCAGCTGGATGGCGCTGTGCCGAAGCGACACCGATGCTTTCGAGTTCAACTATTTCACCGGCGAAACCGCAACGGTGGCCATGGCTTGGAGGGCCCGACAAAATGACGTTTGACGCGCGCGAGCTTTCTCTCGAGACCGGCAAGCCGGTGTTCCTGGCCGAGTTCACGCTCGGCGGCGTCATCTGGCGGCATGCCCGTGCCGACGAGGACGTCGAGCACGGCGGCCACGTCTATACCGGGATCAGCATGAAGTCGACCGATATCGTCGACAGCGGCGAGATCGGGAAAAACGAGATCCGGCTCGAGGTTCCACGGTCACACCCGATCGCTGAGCTGTGGCGGACCTCGCCGCCCGCATCCACCGTAGGGGCAGTGCTGAAGGAGATCCACGCCGGCGAGATCGACGATGAAGTGGCCTGGCTCGGTCACGTGGCCAACGTCATGTGGCCCAATCAGGAAAAGGCGCAGATCAGCCTGCAGTCGGGGATTATCGCGCTCGAGGCCAATGGCCTGCGCCGCCTGTTTCAGCGCCCGTGCACACACGTGTTCGGTGGACCCAAGTGCCGCAAGGATCTAACCCCTGTCACGCACCAGGTCACCCTGGCATCGGTTTCCGGCTTCCTGCTCACTTCGCCGGGGTTCGCTGCTGCTGGAAAGCTCGCCGGCGGCTTCATCCGCTGGACAGACGTGAATGGCATTACCGACTGGAAGTTCGTGATCGAGCACAACGCCGGCAGCGCCACGGTCAAGCTGCTGACGCCGGCCCCATTCCTGACTGCCGGGATGGTAGTCGACGCGGTCGAGGGCTGCGATCACACTCCCCAGCGCTGCACCGAGCTGGCCAACATCGTCAATTTTGGCGGTCTGCCCAACTTCATGAAAAAGAATCCCTTCGACGGCAACCCGGTTTACTGACCATGGAACAGACCACCACCATCTGGCCATCTGGACGCGACCCGCGCACGGTGGTCCACCCTGACCCCCCGATGGCATGGCTGCGGCGCTGGGCGGCGCGTAGCGCCCGACAGGCGCGCGCCATCGCCTACGAGGCAGCTCAGGGATGGCGAGCCTGGCCACACGCCGATGCGGGGCTTCTAGCGTCGTTGCTGATCCTGCTGGGCCCGGCCTTCATCCCGCCGCAGGCTGTGCAGGGGGAGCCAGCTCAGGCCTACGTGAACTTCATCGTGCAGGCGGTCATCATGATCATCGCCATCATCGTGGCGGTGGCGCTGGCGCCCAAGCCGCCCCAGCCCAAGCCCAACGCCCTGGCCGACTTCGACGCTCCGACCGCAGAGGAGGGGAAGCCCTACTGCAAGGTGTTCGGCGAGGCCGTCATCCGCGACCCCAACGTGATTTGGTACGGCGACCTTTCCAGCGAAGCCATTCGGAAGAAGGGCGGCAAAAAGTGATCGTTATCCACCTTCGACACGCGCGCATGATCAGGCGGTCGGGGGATCGCCCGTTGTGCGCGGCCGGCATCCGCGCATGGTGCGATCGCCACCAGGTTCCATGGGATCAGTTCACCGGCGCCGGCGTGCCGCTCGAGCAGTTCGAGAAAATCCAAGACCATTACGCCGAGGTGTTGATCGCCCTCGCAAAAAAGGAGCTGGACGATGGGCAGCAGTAAGAAGCAAACCGTCGGCTACCGGTACAGCATGGGCCTGCATATGGGCATTTGCCTCGAGCCTGATGCGCTGCTCGAGATCCGAGCCGGCGATCGCCTCGTGTGGGTTGGCAATGTTTCACAGAATGTGAGCATGGCACTGCGTGCGCCCAAGCTATTCGGTGGTGACGAGCGAGAGGGCGGCATTCAAGGCACGCTCGACGTGATGATGGGTCGACCGGATCAGATGCCGAACGCCTACTTGACCAGCAAGCAAGGCGGTTTCCAGCCCGGCTACCGCGGTTGGCTGGGCCTCGTTTATCGCGGCCTGATTACCTCAAACAACCCCTACATCAAGAATTGGGAGGTGCGGGTCCGTTCGATCCTGAAGGGCTGGCATAACGAGGACGTGTGGTATCCGGCGCGCGCGACCATTCCGCTGCTGCCGGCGGAAAACGTGGCCTTTTATTTCGCGCTGGACAGCTCTGGCTCCATGCTCACGGTCACCAGCAATGGGCAAACCCGATTCCAGAACATGAAGGATGCGATCGGGTTCTCGCTCGATTTCATCGCCAACAGCCTGATCCCGCAGGGCGCTCGCGTTGACCTGTGCGTGGTTTCGTGGGGCAGCTACCCCAACGGATACACCACCAACGTAAAGCTCAATGCAACGCTGACCGACGTGAACGCGCTGAAGGCATGGATTCAGGCGCTCGGCACCAGCTACGCGACCTATTTCCCCGCAGGTACTGCCTATGCGCCGACCTTCTTCAACAGCGTGCCGCCGGGATCGCGCCGCGTTGGCTTCTTCATCACCGATGGCGAGCCTGACGATGGCGGCGCATCTGGCCTGAGCCCTTCCGGCATGGCACAGGCTGCGCGCAACACAGTCAACTCTGTCGATGGCCTCGCCATGCACGGCATCAACATCGACCTCGTAAACACCACCTACACCAGCATGGTGGACAACGTCGACGGCGAGGCCGCGGTGGTTGCTGGTGGTGATCCGCAGGCGCTGGTGACGGTGATCGCCGGTATTTTCTCGGGTCGCCTGGGCATGAACCCGGTGCACATTCTGATTCAGGCCTTGACGGACCCGGATTGGGGCATGGGCTACCCGCGCGAGCTGATCGACGAGGAGAGTTTCGAGGCCGCGGCAAACACCCTTTACAGCGAAGGGTTTGGCATGGCCATCAAGTGGGTGAATCAGTCATCGGTGAAGGCGTTTACCCAGATCATTGCCGACCACGCCAGCATGAATTACGGGCAAAGCCGCACGACGGGCAAGTTCGAGATCCAGATGCTGCGGCAGGATTACAACATCGACGACCTGCCGGTGTTCACCAAGAAAGACTGCCGCGTGGTGAAGTACCAGCGCCCGGCGATGACCGACACGGTCAACGAGATCATCGTTGAATACGTCGACGTGGCCACCGGGAAAGAGGCATCCACCGCGCCACTGCAGAACCTGGCCAACATCATGGCGCAGGGCAGGATCGTGTCCCAGAAGCTCAGTTTTGCCGGGCTGCCGACCAACTCGCTCGCCACCCGCGTGGCGCAGCGCGAGCTGCAGAGCCGATCCAGTCCGGTGTGGAAGATGACCCTTGAAATGCACCGCGGGAAAGCCACCCGGCTGAAGTCGGGAAAGCCTTTCGTGCTGGACATGCTCGATACCCCGCTGGGCATCCGCGTGGTGCTGCGCGCGGTCGAGATCAACCACGGCACCACCGTGGACGCGATGATCACTGCCGACTGCATCGAAGACGTGTTCGGCATGCCCGAGACCAGCTATGTCGGCGAGCCGACCGAGCCGCCAGAGCCGCCCGATACCACCCCGCAGCCGGCCGTCGGTGCGGTGTTCGAGGTTCCCTATCGGGAGCTGCTGCAGAACCTCGGCGCCGCGGCGGTGGCTACCCTCCCGCTCGATGCGGGATTCGTGGGCGGCATGGCCATGCGGCCGGGCGGAGTCCCGCTGAACTTCAGCCTTTACACGCGCATTCCGCCCGGCGACTACACCGAGGCGGGACAGGGCGATTTCACGCCGGTGGCCACGATCAGCGAGGAGATCCCCAAGCAGGAAGCGATCACTGTATTGGCCTACAGCGCGTCATCCAGCCTCGACCAGGTCGAAATCGGCGATGCGGCCTGGCTCGGTACCGGACGTGACGCCGAGCTGGTGCGAATCGACGCGATCGACACCGCCGCTGGCACCATCACCATCGGCCGCGGCTGCGCTGACACGCTCCCGATGGCATGGCCGGCCAACACTCGCCTTTGGGCGTTCGACGATTTCAGCACCGGCGATCCCGAGCAGTACATCGCCGGCGAAACGGTCAATGCCAAGGTGGTGACCAACGCGACCGGTGGACAGCAGGATATCGCTACGGCGCCGCCGTTCTCGGTCACGATGGATTCTCGAGCCGCGCGGCCCTACCCAGCGCAGCAGCTGCGATTGAATGGCCAGGCCACACCCGACGAGGTGGCCGGTGTGGTGACCTTGACCTGGGTTCACCGCGACCGAATCGTGCAGGCTGACACCCTGATCGACGCGTCAGCTTCGAGCATCGGGCCCGAGGTGGGCGTCACCTACGACGTGGAGATCAGGCGCATCCCTTCCGGCATCCTGGTGGCTTCGCAGACGGCTGTTGACGGCGGCACTTGCGCCTTCCCCGCCTCGTCATTCGATGGCAGCGGCTTGATGGTGGCCACCGTGTGGTCTGTGCGGGATGGGCTGCGGTCCTACATGGCGCCAGGCATCCAGTTCAGCTACCTTGCCCCGCAAGGGGATATGAGCTTTGAATCGCCTTACACGCCGCCGGTACCGCCGAACGTCGACCTTCAATTCACTGTCCCAGAGGAATGACCGGTGACCCAATATTTCTACGACTTCAAGAGCTCCAAACCACCCGCCGGAGACAATCCGCCTGACGGTTTCGGTCGGGTTGCTGGTGGCCCTACCAGCGGACGCCAGTTCTTCGCTCGGAAGGGCGTTGGCATTATTGATGCGGCTTTCGAGGCCACCAGCGATTATGTTAGCGGGAGGCTTATTAGCCCGCTGGCGGTTAATGCTGCTGACGTGGAGGTGCTTGTAAAGTTCAGGGATACCAGCCAGCAAGGTGGAACCAGCTATCCCAATGGCGGGTTAACCTGTTACGCCCGTGTAGGTGCATCCGGCCAGCCGCGATACGAGTTTGCCTATCAAGCATCCGCCGATGGGACAAGCTCAGGGAGTTTCATTCGGTCTCGCCTGCCGGGCGGGGTCACAGCTGATATCCACAACGGCTCGTCTGGTGTTTCCGGCAAGGAAATTAAATGGGCTCGTTTCAGCGTCGTTGGCACAAGCCTAAAAATGAAAATGTGGAATGATGGCCAGAGCGAGCCATCTGCATGGGGCCCTACAGGTACCAGCTCGGTTGTGCCTGATGCAGGCCGCGTTGCCATTGGCTGGCTCGGTGGCAATTCTCGGGTGAAAGAGCTGTTTCAGGTTTCCGTCGGTACCGATGGCGACGTGGCCCCGCTTACCTTCCCGGGCGGTGCTCGAACTGTGAGCGGCACCGTGCGAAAGCCAAACGGTGATCTTGCCGTTGGTTACATCGTGCGGTGCTATTCACGGTCAACAGGAATGATCCTGGGCGAAACGCTGACGGACGCCTCGGGCAACTACGTGTTCACGCTCGACTATGCCGACAAGGTCACCTGCGTTGCGGTAGACCAGCTCGGCAACACGTGGAATGCACCGGTGAAAGACCTGGTGAACCCTATCGTCGTCTGAAGGGTGCCGGCATTGCGCCGGCACCCAGCACATCACCAGCCGGCGATCATCGCCGCCAGCAGGCCCAGCACGGCCGGCGCCGCCCACGCCGCGATGATCCACTCGCGCCGGGTCATCGAGCGCCACCATGGCGCTGCAGGCGGCTCCCACGGCACCATCGCGCGGTAGGCAGGAACGTCCACGTGCACACCCACCTGCTCGAGCACAGCCGCCGTCCTGCGGATCTCCTCGCGCGTTCGGCGGATTCCATCGGTGACGAGCCCCCGCTCCTGCCACGGCGCCATCGTTCCCGTGTGCGGGTGATGCAGCATCCCGCGGCCCCTGCCCTCGCCCTTGATTGCCACAAGATAGGACGCGCGCGGCCGGGTTACGTTGTCGCGGAACATCACCCGCCACTGCCCGGGCGGCAGGTGCTGGTAGGGCTTCTGGCCAGCCGGCACCACTGCAGCGACCACGCCTACACGCTGCCGCTGAACGCCATGTGCTTGCGAGGTCCACCGCACCAGGTCACCAACGGCGAACGGCTTGGCTACCACGGCCATCACGGCGCCAACCCGATCCGACGATGCGCCTGCAGCAGCCGCTCGGCCGACTCGGCCAGCTCCTGCCGAGCGACCGCGATCGCCTGGGTTGCATCGGCGCCGCCGAAGATCATCGGCGGGGCGGCCACCATTTCAGCGGCGCGCACCAGCAACTGCACCGCCGCCGGCGGCCGAGGCCCGATCGAGGCCATCGCGCGCAGCTGCTCGGCGGTGCCCTCGGCAGACCGCAGTGGCGCGAAGCCTTCGCCGGGCTCCCATGCAATGACCTGCTGCAGGCCGGCGATCAGCAACATCGCTTCTTCCAGCCGCTCGGCATCACCGACCAGCTCGTCAGGGTTTTGCGCACCTGGTGCGAGCCGGCGCAGCCGCTGCGCGATCACGGTCAGATGCCCGACCGCGGAGTCGATTTTCTCGTGCAGATCCGGCAGCGGGGTTTCGTCGTGTTCCATGGTCATGCTCCGTTAGAAAGGCAGGTCATCGTCTTCAAAGGCTGGCAGGTCATCCTGCGGCGGCGGTGCACCTCGGCCGTGATCCCGCCGGGGCTGCTCGTCCTGCTGCCGCTGGCCAGCACCACCACCGGCGCGCGAGCCGAACTCGAAATGCTCGAGGATGATCTCGGCGACCATCAATTTCCCGCGCTTGCCCTCGGCCTCCCAGTAGTCGAGCCGGCCCTCGAGGAACAGGCCATCGCCCTTGCCGCAGTGCTTGGCGATCACCTCGGCCTGCCGGCCGAAGGCCTTCACCGTGTGCCAGCTGGTTTTTTCCTGATACTCCCCGGCCTCGTCTTTCACGCGCCGGCTCGTGGCCAGGCTGATGCGCAGCACCGCGGTGCCGCCCTGTGTGTATTTGAGATCCAGCTCTTGGCCAATACGGCCAACGAGCACCACCTGATTGAATCCGCTCACCGCGGCACCTCCTCGTCGTCGAGTTCGTCGCGCTGCTGCTGCAGCTGCTCGGAACGGTCATCGTCATAATCGGCATCGCTGCCGCACGCCGGGCACTGCCAGAAACGATCAGGCCGGTCCATCTGTCGCAGGTACTCCGCTTCGTCGATATCAACCCGACCGCACGAGGCGGTCGAGTCGAAGATCCCGCCGCGGCAAAACACCGCTGCATACGGGATCAGGTCAGGCATCGGTGGCCTGCACGATGGCGATCGCCAGATTCACCGCCTCGTCTTCACCGGTCAGGCCTTTACGGCGCAGCAGATTCATCACGTCCTGAGCCGCCGTGAGCAGCGGCATCACCTTGGCCAGCGGCACAACGACGTTGCCCGGTACGGGCGCCGGGGAATGGCCGGGCGGCAGATCGTCGTCGTCGTCCGGGGTGTGCACCTGCGGCACGCGACCGAACCCACCACCGCGGACCACCTGGGCAGCACGCTGCGCCTCCGCGGCGTTGGCCTGCGCCCGCTGCTCGGTGCTGCCCTCCTGTGCCGGCTTTGCCTCCTGCGCCTCCTGTGCGGCCTGCTGGGCCGCCTGCTGGGCACGGAAGGCCGCCAGCTCGGCCGCGTCCTTGTCGGCCTGCACGCGGCGATCGCGCGCCGCCTTCAGCTCGTTGATGGCCAGGTTCGCCTCGTAGCGTCCGGCGGCACGCAGATCCTCGGGCAGGTGCGACTGATCATTGAGCAGGCGCGTGGCCTCGGCGATCAGCTCGTCGATGGCGAACACGTCCATCGTGGCGGCGATCGCCGGCAGGCTGCGCACGCGCTCGAACGCGGCGCGGATGGCCTCGGCCCGGCGCTGTTCTTCTTCCCGTGCCAGCCGCTCGGCTTCTTCCTGCCGACGCTGCTCGTCGAGGATCAGCTTGGCAAGGCGTTCCTCCTCGGGGCTGATCTCCGCGATCAGCTCGCGCTCTTTGCTGATCACGGCCTTGTTGAACTTGGTCGTCTCGTCACGCGCCGCCTTGCCGGTTTTCTCGATCGTCACCCGGGCGGCCTGCAGCTTGGCGCGCGCCGACTTCGCCGCGGCCAGGTTGTCGTCTGTGTCCACCTTGGTCAGCGTGCTGGATTGCTTGGCCAGCGCCTGCAGCTTGGTGCGGGTGGCGTCGAAGGCCAGCACCAGCTCGGCGCGCTGATCAGCGGTCAGGGTGGCGATATCGGTACCGGCGGCCGGCGAGTCAATGATCAGGGTTTCGGCGGCCGTATCGGCCTTGGCGCTCTTTGCGGGCTTGCGTGTTGCCATGGTGTTTCTCCTGTTGGGAATGGGTTACTCGGCCTTGCCGGTGGTGGTGGCCAGGTTCGCGCGCAGCGATTCACGCTCGGCGATGGTGAACCAACCGCCCTTGGTGGGCGCCAGCCACAACGCCTGCTGATCCTGGGCGCTGAACGCGCGCCACTCGCCGCAGGCTTTCTCGATATCACGATCACCCCAGCCACCCTCGGCGGCCATGAGGTCGTTTTCATCGCTGGTTTCGAGGCCGAGGTGGTAGCGGATGCACTCGAGCGACTCGCCCAACCGCAAAGCCGCGGCGTCGTGCTGTTCCTTCCGGCGCTGGGCTTCCTTCGCCTTTTCATCGGCGCCCGAGGTGTCCACCTCGACGAACAGGTCAGCGTGCTGGCTGTCGATCGCCTGCAGCGCCGCGTCCATCTGGCTTTTCGGGATCGCCTCGATCGACTCGGCTTTCAGGTGCACGCACAGGCCCGCCTCGGCGCCACCGATCGCGCGCAGCTTGGCGCGCAGCATGCCGGCCTGTTTCTCGCTGATCACTGCCGGCGCCCGGCCGCCCGACTTGCCGCCCGAGCTGGAACCGCCAGCGGTCGACCGCGCCACGTTGCCGGATGCTGCATTGCCGTCGTCGTCTTCATCGGCGACCACGCACAGCAGCTGAGTGATGCCATAGCGGCGGGCGTAGGTGATGGCCGAGCCGTAGGCCTGCGCGCTGTTTTCACCGTCGGCCACCAGCACGGGGGTGTTGTTGGCGAACCATTCGCCAGAGGAATGGATCAGGCGGGTTTCGAGCAGCTCCTCGCGTTCCACGCGGATGCCGTCGGCCGTGGTGTGGGTGATCTCCTCGGTGATCACCGACTGCACCAGCACAAGGCCATTCTCGGAAAGGGCAGGGCGAACCGCGGCGACGATCGCGTCGAGCGTGGCGTAAGTGAAGGTGTATGACCCGCCCGTGCGCGTCTTCACCTCGACGGTACGGTTACGGGCGATCGGGGAAAACTTCCCGGCAGCAGTGGCCAGGGCGGCCGCAATAGCGGTGAATTGTTCGGAGTGCTTCATCTGGGCTGATCCCTCGTTGTGAGCCCGGCGGTTTACCGGGGGCGGACGTACATTGCCACAAAGCACGGCAGTGTTGCAACCATCCGTGGCAACAGGGTAGGATGCGGGCGTCCCACAACCCGAGACTGATCTCCATGAGCACCACCCAGAGCAAGACCCCGCGATCGCGGGCAAAGAGTGCCCAAGCTGCACCGGGCATGCCCACCGACCCGGTGCGCCTGGCTCGCTGGCAGGCCATCAAGGCCGCCGGCGGTGCCAGCCACGTTGGCCGCGCACTCGGCTTCAAAAAGGGCGAAGCCGTCCGTCTGTGGTACGTCGACCGCGACCCGACCGCCGAGCAGGCCCGGCAGCTGGTCAGCCTTGCCGGCAACGTGGTCACGCTGGCGCAGGTGCTGCCGAGCGCCTTCGCCAACCTGTCTACTGCCGAGCTGGGGTATTCGCCGAAATGAGCAGCAGCCACCACATGGGAAATGGCGGCTGCCCGAAGAATGCCGAGGATCTCGCGCTCGAGCTGGGCGCCTCGCTGTGGGCGCAGGCGCAGACGGTGATGGACGCTGCCGACCACGTCGCCGGCGACTTCATCCGCAAGCACCGCATCGAGTATTTGGCGCAGGCGGTCCACCGTGAGCACCCCAACCTGAGCGAGCAGCGCTGTGCCCAGCTGGCCGAACTGTATGTGCGGGCCGGGGAATGAGCTGGCCGGCAATGACCTGGGCGCTTGCCCAGAAGCTGAAGGCGCCCGACAAGCTGGTGCTGCTGTTGCTCGGCTACCGCACCAACCCCGACACCGAGGTCGCCGACGCGACTATCGACAAGCTGGCCACCGAATGCGGAATGTCCCGCAGCGGGGTCAAGGTGGTGATCCAGCGGCTCGTCGATGCCGGGCTGGTGCAGGTCGAAGTGCGCAAGGTCGAGGGCGGCAAGAACCTGCCCAACCTGTACCGGCTGACCTACATAGATAGGGGCCACGACGTAACCCCTATGGGGTCAGGAGGTGACCGCAGTAGGGGTCACGACGTGACCACAAAAGCAGGGAGCAATTCAGAAGGTAGTAATACACCGCACGCGAAGTTCGATTTCAGCAGCTGGCCAGAGCAGCCAGGGCAGCAGCAGCTCGATGGCTGGCTGGCGCTGCGGAAGAAGAAAAAGGCCGAGGTCACCCCGAACGTGATCGAGGCGATGGGCAAGGCGCTGACCGAAGCCAAGCAAATCGGCTGGACCGTCGACCAGGTGCTCGACGAATGCTGCCTTCGCGGGTGGCAGGGTTTCCGGGCCAGCTGGCTCGAGCCGAAGGCCATAAACGGAAAACCCCAGCCGGTCAGGGCTGGGGCAGGTACCGCATCACCACCACATGGGAGACAGGATTATGCACGAGGCGGGCAAGGCAGCAACAACGGCGCTCGCGGGAGTGCGATCGACCGAGTCCTCGGTAACGCCCAGCGGCGTGCCGAAAGCACCATTGCCGGCAACGGCGCTGGACCTGATTGCGGCGACGATGACGGCAGCGTTCGGCCATCGCTGGACCTCCTCCCACGGTGACAACTTCCCCGAAACCTCGGGCCGCATATGGGCAATCGAGCTGGCCGGCATGGGGCAGAAAGCGATCGCGCGCGGGCTCGAGCAGGCCGTCAGGTGCGAGTGGCCCCCGGTGCTGGCCGAGTTCAAGGGCATGTGCCGCGGAGTGCTGCCGCTCACGGTGGTGAAGGCCCAGCGCGCAGGCGATGCCAGCTCGCAAAGCCCGTTCACGATCCTTGTGGGTCGCTTCATCGACTTCAGCGAGTGGCGCATGGCCGACCATGTGCGGCAAGAAAAGATCCTGCACGGTGCATGGGAAATGGCCCGCGACCACGTGCTGGCCGGTAAGGAAATGCCGATCTACATACCGGCCGCGCAGCAGCTCACCGCTGAAGACGAGCGCCCGCCGCCGCCGCCGATCATGCTCACCGCCGAAGATGCCATGGCCGAGATCCGCCGAGTCCTGCGCATCCCCGACAAGCAACAGGCGCCGGCACCATCGCCGGTACCGAAGGAAATCGAGCCGTGCCGCCGCTGTCTCGGCTCGATGCGTGACCCGCTGGGCGATGCAGCCTGGCACCCAACCCAGCGCGTAAAGGGCGAGTGTCTGGCCTGCTACGGCAGCGGCAATGAGAGCTCAATCAATCGAATCGTCCATGAAGATGGAACCACCGAGGAACGGATATGACCACTGAAAACACTGCGAAGCCCGGCATCGAAAGCGACCTGGCGCCGCCGCCGGCCACCATCCCGCTGCAGGCGATCGAGAGCAGCCAGATCGCGGCCTACGGCTACGACGCTGCATCCAACACCCTGGCCATCCAGTTCAAGCCCAAGGGCAAAAGCGCTGGCGGGATCTACCACTACGCCAACGTTGGCCCGACCGAATGGGCGGCTTTCCGCGATGCCGAATCGAAGGGAAGCCACTTCTTCAAGGCCATCAAGGCCTTCCCCGACCGCTACCCGTACACCCGCCTGCCGGCGGCTGACACCGAAACCCCCGAGGTGGGCGAGGAGTGATCACCCCGACCGACAAGAAACCGGGTCGCACGATCCGTTTCACGGTCACCGGCGCCGCGGTCCCAAAGGACCGCGTGCGCGCGCGCATCGTGACGCCCAAGGGCAAAAAACCTTTCGTGCAGCTCTATACCCCGAAGGAAACGCAAGCCTATGAGGACCGGATCAAGCGCCTGGCCAAGCGTGCGTGGGGCGATGCCGATCCCAGCCTGCGGCCGATCGAGCTGCAGGTGACGATCTTTGTCGAGATCCCGAGCTCGTGGTCGAAATGGAAGCGCGAAGCGGCCACCCGCGGCGAGATCCTGCCCACCGGCGTGCCAGACGTCGACAACGTGGTGAAGGCGATCAGCGATGCCATGAACAAAATCGTCTACCGCGACGACGGCCAGGTGTGCACGGTCGACGCCGTCAAGCTCTACGCCCCGGAAGGCGCCGAGGGCTATGTCGAGGTGGGGGTGCGCGAGAACTACCGTTGCGGCAGCTGGATCGACAGGCTGCTCGACCTGGTGCTGCTGCGTTGAGCACCTTCACTGTGACCATCGACCACCCCGACGCTGCCAAGCTGCTGAAGGCCGCGATCGAGGGCTACGCCAAGGTGGCGCAGGTGCATGCCGACTACGCCATGGCCAGCAAGCCGCACGATGGCGAGACCACCACCGGCCAGCGGCGCCGGGCCCAAACCTACAGCGACCGAGCCAAGGCTATGCGGTCAGCAACCATCACCCCCGGCGGTCAGGCCGGGTAACACGAGGGCACCACCATGGAAAAGAAAACCCAAGTCGAGCGCGTGCTCGAGCGCCTGAAGAAGGCCCCGCTCACCCAGATGGAGGCGCTGGTAGAGCTGGGCGTGATGCGCCTCGGCGCCCGTATCCTCGAGCTGCGCGAGGCCGGCCACAAGATCGACACCAAGACGGTCGAGGTACCCAGCCGGATCTCGGGCGAGACGGCCCGTATTGCGCAGTACCGGCTCACCGCCTGCGATGCCGGCCACGACCTGAAGGCCACCGGCGGGGCATGGGACGAGCAGCAGTGCACCCGCTGCGGCCTGATCACGGCGCCGCCCTTCCAGCTCGAGCAGCAGGAGGCCACCCCATGAGCTACCTGTCAGATGAGCAGATGAACATCGTGCGCCGCAGCAGCGACGTGCGCGCGCGCTGGTTGCCGGTCGAGCTGCCGACGGGCCGGCAGCAGCTGCCAGCCTGGGCCAAAGGCCTGCACGTCGACCTGATGCTGCAATACGGGAACTCGCCGCACATGCGCCTGAAGGCTGATCGCAGCCTGCGCAGCTGGGAGGGCAAGACCTTCCACAAAGAGGGCGATCGCTACATGGCCGTGGCCGACGATGGACGGGCCGAGGTCTACTATCAGGGCGGCGGGCTGAGCCTGGCCAAGCTGAAGCGGTACCGGACCGCCGACGGCGTACTGCACGCCCACCCGCCCGTCGAACCGGAGCGCCGCGACCACGTCCACCCGGATGGCTACAGGTGGAACGGCCACAAGCGGGTGCCGGGCGAATGGGTCGAGGTCGACCGCCTGTGCACGCGGCAGGAACAGGGTTTCGGCGGCTCGCATATCGACCTGGTCCTCGATGACGGCCGCGAGGTCACGCTGCGCGGCCCGTGGCACGGGGCATGCCCAGAGGGGTTTGTCGAGGTGGCCTATGTCGACGTCAGCGAAGCGCCGGCGGGGTTCTGGCGCAATAAGCCGTGGCACGTGCGCGGCGGCGTGGGCGGGCTGTTCCTGCGGGAATCCACCATGCTCGCCATCATAGCCACCTACCAGCCGCACGTGCTGGCCGCGCACGTGGATCTCGGCGGCGGCCCGCGACTCGAGCCCTACATCGCCGAATGGGGCGAGCCCAAGGCCTTTTGGCAGGCCCGTATGCACGCCGCAGAGCAACAGCGCCAGTTCGATGCAACACCGATCGAGCAGCGCCCCCCGAGTCCCCGCTGCATGGCCTATCAGTGGTGCGGCGGAAAATCGAAGTGTCAGACCGGGCACAAGTGCCCAACCCACCAACAGGAGAAACCCCATGCAACTGATCAGTGAAGTGATGACCGCCGGCCTGCTCGAAAAGGTCGCCGGTTCTGAGGATGCGCAGCCCACGTGCCAGCATCGCCAGGTCGCACGCGCATTGATGACCGTCGGTGGCCACGGCCAGCCGCTCAACCGTGCCGAGCGCCGCGCGCAAGCCGCCATTGATCGCCGCAACGCCAAGCGCGGGAAGGTGTCGGCGTGAGCCGCGGCGACGGCAAGCTGCGCAGCCCTGGCAGCAGCGCACCTATCGACCTGACCGACCCCAACACCCCGATCAGCCTGCTCGATCACCAGTGGCGCAGCTTCAAAGACGAGGTGATCCCGCTGTCGGCGCCCGAGGTCCAGCTGCAGGAAATGAAGCGGGCGTTCTACGCCGGAGCGCAGGCCGTGCTGCACACCGTCGACGATGCGTTCGCCGAAGGCTTGCCGCCCGAGGAGGTGGGCAAGGTGCTGCCGGCGATCGGGGTGGAGGTCAACCGCTACGCCGAAAGCATCGCTGCCACCGCTGGGGGCAAAGCGCACTGACACGTGGTAGTCTGGCTCCCCGTCCACCAACCCGCGGGCGGGGAGCATGCGCAGCCGAACCCTAAACGAGATCGTCGACGTCTGTGGCCACCAGGCCGCCATCGCCATTACGCGAGCGTTCGGCGGCCGCCAGCTCTCGGTGCCAAACCCCGAGCGCATGGAAGAAGACCACCCGATCGCCCTCACCATCGGCCTGACTGCAGCCCGAAAGCTGGCCAAGTCCAAGGGCGGCGAGCGGCTCGAGATCCCCAGCGAACTGAACGCCGTGCTCGAGCTGCGAAACGAGGCCGTCTGTAAGGCCTTCGACGACGGCGCCAGCATCCGCAGTATCAGTTTCGATTGCGGGATCAGCCGGAAGTGGGTGCGCAATATCCTCGTGAAGCACGGCCGCGAGCTCGAGCTGCTGGCCCGTGAAGCGGCCCGGAATCAGTCCCACCTCGCCCCGACCGACGACGACGAATAGCCTGCCCGCATCCAATAGGGGCAGCGACCATGTACCAGCTCGGCAAGACTTCGATCCAGCGCCTGCAGGGCGTCGACCCTCGCCTCGTGCGCTGCGTGCAGCGGGCCATCCAGCTGACCGCGCAAGACTTCACCGTGCTGGAAGGCGTGCGCACCCTGGCCACCCAGCGGGAATACGTCAACCGCGGCGCATCCCAGACCATGAACTCGCGCCACCTCAAGCAGCCCGACGGGCTGGGCAAGGCGGTCGACCTGGTGCCGTGGGTCGCCGGCACGCCGCGCTGGGAATGGCCGCTTATCTGGCCGATCGCTGAAGCCATGCGCCTGGCCTCGATCGAGCTGGGCGTTCCGATCCGCTGGGGCGGCAGCTGGTCGCGGCTGGACCAGCTCGGCAGCGCCGGCGCCATCAAGCGCGCAAGCGAGGCCTACGTGGCCGCGCGCAAGGCAGCGAAGAAGTCGGCATTCCTCGACGGCCCGCATTACGAAATCCCGGCCGGCTTCTGACGATGGTGGCCATCCCCGACAAGGTCGCGGCAACGATCGTTGCCATCGCGGCTTTCATCCCATCGCTGTTCACCAACGAGCTCACCACCCCTTACCTCGGGGTCGGGGTGTCGACGATCGCCGGCGCCGCGCTGGGCACCTATGCCGCGATCGGCTACGACGAGGCCGTGCGCCCCCGCGGCAAGCTGTTCGTCCTGGCCACCTCGACCGTGATCATTGCCGCCGCACTTACCGGCGTGATTCCGGCATGGGCGGGCTGGAAGTGGTTCAACGGCGGCGTAGAGGGTGGCGCGGCCGCGCTATGCGCCCTGATCACGTATTACGCCCTGCCCGAGGCAATTCCGGCGCTGCGCAGGCTGATCCGTAACTTCAAGCTGAGTGACCTCAACGTGTTTCGACGGGGGGGTGCTGCACAATCGCCGCCACCGCCCACCCAGAGCGATGGAGAGCCCGACAAGTGAACGCTTGGTACCTACTGGCCGCGCCCGCGTGGCTGATTGTGATCATCACCGCCGCCGCCCGGCTGCATGACCTCGGCCGCGAGCATTGGGCATTGCGCTATCACGTCCGCCGCATCGGCCTGGCTGGCGTCGGCGCGATCGCCGCCATCATGCTGGCGATGCCCTTCACCGCCGATCACTGGATCTACGCGGCGCCAACCTGGCGCTCGGCAATGATCGCGTGGAGCTGGGCGCTGGTCTGGCTGACGACCGACGGCATGCCCCCGTGGTACGACTACATCATCGGGGTGCACCGCCGCACCGAGCAATGGAAGCACCTTGGCCTGCGCGGCCGCCTGCTCGCCGAGTGGCAGGCGCTGCGCGCCAGCTTCAAGCCGCGCCGCAAGCGGCCTCCGGTGGCCGGCCCGATGGGGCCGCTGCCGTGATCACGGCCATCCTCCCCGGGCACGGCCTCGTCGTGGTCCTGTCGTGCATCCTGGCCGTACTGGCGCTGCGCATGGCCGACGAGACGGCCCACCGCCCACGCAACCACCTGATCATCATCGGCGGCGCGCTGCTGGCGTTTGGCGCGGTCTACCGCCTTGCTGACGTGCTGGCCAACATCGAGCAGCCGCGATGGTCTGCGGTGATCGGCGCGCTCGGCGTGCTGGCATTCCTCGCTGCCGACCAGCAGGTCGCCGCCCGCTACAGCCGCGCATGGCAGCTCCTGTCGGGCCGAGGCCGGGCCTACACTGGCCCCGATCGGCGCCGCGCCCCGCGGCCCGGCACTGAGCCAGACGAGGACCACCCCCGCGATGGGAGCCCATGACCATGCTGATCAAGCCACCCACCCCCAGCGCAAAGCAGGTGCTGATCATGATCGCCATGGCGGTGATCCTCGCCGGGCTGGTGGTCGACCGCGTCAACACCTGGTGGAAGCAACGCCAAGCCGTGGCCGCGGCGATCGAGCCGCTCGAGGGGAAGATCGTGGCGACCGACGGGATCAATGCCGACGGTGCGCAGGCCGACCAAGCCCGCAGCGACGACGACCAGGCCGCGAACACGGCCGCCAACACCTTCCGCAACGCTATCGCCAGGAGCCACCGCGATGACCCGACTGCCGCTGCCCGTGCTGCTCGCCCTGTCCCTGCCAGCGTGCGGGACGCATTCCGTGCGCGACGTATCGCCATCGAGCGATCTCAATGCGCTGGTGCTGACTGTGGAGCGACAGCTACCGAACCGGACGCTGCCCAACGGTAAGCAGTATTGCGCCGAGCTGGCCACGACCGAGGGCGAGCAAGACGAGTGCATGGGCGACCTCGAGGCACTGAACCTGCTGCGCGACCGCGATCGCACCCGGGCCCTGCAACAGCTGCGCGCCGGCGCCGCCCGCATCAAGGCCACCCGGGTGACCTGCAGCTGGTGGCAGTACCGGTGCCAGATCGACCGGAGGGCCTTGCAGCAGGGCCGAGAACCGCCGTAGGATCACCCATAGCGACCGTGGGCCAGTGGTCTAGGCCGCCGGGCTCATAACCCGGAGATCGCCGGTTCAAATCCGGCCGTCGCTACCAACACCCAAGCGCCCCCGTTGCCAGCAGCAGCGGGGGCGTTGTCGTTTGGGGCGTGCATGTTGCAACGAAATGGGGTAATGTTGCCCCGTAACGCAACCACACGAGGAACCCCATGCAGCTCACCACTACCGCCCGCAGCAGCGGGAAGCCCGGCGCGATGGCCGTCGCCGCCACCACCATGCCGACCATCGGATTCCATTGGCGCATGAACGGCGGCGAGCTGGTCCAGCCGGCGAACATGCAGTCGACGCACCTGTTCTACGTCGTGCGCATGGTCTGGAACAACTGCTGCCCGCCCGACAAGCGTGTCGGCAAGGTCAAGCTCTACGAGTTCGGGCCCACCTACACCACCGCGTACATGCGCCTTGCCGTGCGCGCCATGCTCGAGGAGCTGGCCAAGCGCCGCGACCTGCCGCAGTGGTGCCGCGGCGAGCTGGCCCTGATGGCCGGCCACCTGCAGCGCAATGTTTACCTGCTCGAGGCCTCGGCATGAAGCGCGATCTCGCACCGCTGAAGGAGCGGGCCATTGCGCCCATCAAGCGCGCCGCTGGTGCGCTGTCGGCCATTCGTATCGGCGTGGCCACCCTGGCCCGCGCGCACCTGACTGGCGGCCGTGTGCGCATGTTCCCGATCTATGACCGCACCGAGCACGACTGGATCGACCCGCACGGCCAGCACCACCGCCGCATCGAGCAGGACTGGATAGGGCTGGCGTGGTACCGCGACGGCCAGCTCGTGCACGAGATCCGCTGGGGCCGCCGCGGCACCAGCACCGCCATCGACCACGACGACACCGGGAAGCTGCCATGACCACGAAACAACCGATTCAGGCCGACCTGCTGCACGACACCGGCCCCCAATCCGAGCGCGACGAGCGGTTCGCCGGCGTGCACCTGGTCGACGTCGACGAGGACGGCGAAGGCAAGACCACCGCCGAGCGGGTGCCGGGCGGCTGGCAGATCCGCGAGTGGGAGCTGACCGACGCCCTCGATGGCGTGCTGGGGCCCGATCGCTACTGGTTCGCTCGCTGGTCCTACTCGCTGCCCGACAAGATCCTCGCCAGCTGCGTGAACCTGCTGCTGCTGGAAAAGCTCGGCGAAGGTGTGCCGCCGCTGCCGGTGCCCGAGGTGGTCCCGGCCGAGGCTGAGCTGGCCCCGGGCGAGTTCGTGCTGGGCACGCTGGAAAGGCGCCCGGCAGAGCGCACCCTCGAGACCTTCGACCTGCTGTATTGCCAGAACTGCAAGGGCGAGGATGGTCTGGCCCTGCAGTACCGCGGTGGCAGCACAGTGCGCGATCTCCCCACCGGCGAGCCCGGCTGCACCGTGTGCGGCGGACACCTCGAAGACCTGCCGTTCTAACCGGAGATACCCCATGGCTTTTACCTATTACCTGCAGCTGTTCGTGATGCACGTGCCCAAGGCACTGAACTGCGCGTTCGCTGAAACCGAGATCACCCACCTGATGGTGATGGCGCCGACCACGCACCAGGTGGAGGCGGCGACCGGCGACCTCGAGGACGGCGGAACCGCCGATGCCGTGGTCGACCTGCTCGAGCAGCAGGATCACCCTGCAGGGGTCTATTCGATCATGGCCGTGATGGAATGGCGCGGCGGAAAGAGCGCCGACACCCCCAGCGGCCCGGGCGAGTATTGGAGCAGCTCGGAGCCGGTGGGCGAGGTCAACATCACCCGCCTCGATGCCGACGACGGCGTCGGCCAGCTGTCTGAGTTCGAGGTCGACGACGAGCTGATGGCCCTGCTGTTCCCCGGCCAGGACGTGGCAGATACCAGCGACGTGCAGCTGCTGCTGAAGGTGCCGAAGTGACCGGCCGGCCTGTGATCGCCGTGTGGTTTTCCTGCGGCGCTGCCAGCGCGGTCGCCGCCAAGCTGACCATCGAGCGCTATGGCGCCACCCACGATATCCGCGTGGTGAACAACCCCGTCGCTGAGGAAGACCCGGACAACCTGCGGTTCGCCGCTGACGTCGAGGAATGGCTGGGCCTGCCGATCGAGCGGGCGATCAACCCCAAGTGGCCGACCTGCTCGTGCGTCGACGTGTGGGAGAAAGAGCGCTTCATGGCTGGCGTTGCCGGTGCACCCTGTACCCGCGCCCTGAAGAAGCGCGCCCGGCAGCATTGGGAGACCGAGAACCACGCCGATTTCCACGTGCTCGGCTTCACCGCCGAGGAGCAGGGCCGCCACGATCGCTTCGTGCTCACCGAGCGGCCCAACGTCCTGCCGGTGCTGATCGACGCCGGCATGACCAAGCCCATGTGCGCGGCCAGGCTGATGGCCGAGGGCATCGCGCTGCCGGCGATCTACCTGCGCGGCTACCCCAACGCCAACTGCATCGGTTGCGTGAAATCGCAGTCGCCCACCTACTGGAACCACGTGCGCCAGCAAGACCCGGAAGTGTTCCAGCAACGGGCCGAGCAGTCGCGCCGCATCGGGGCCAAGCTGGTCAAGGTCCGCGGCAAGCGCGTGTTCCTCGACGAACTGAAGACCACCGACAAGGGCGGGGCGCTGAAAAGCCTGAACTTCGACTGCGGCATCTTCTGCGAGGAGCCCGACCATGGTTGACCTGCTGATGCAACTGAGCCCCGGCGATCGCTGGTTCCTGGCCACCTTCATCGTGCTGGTGCTGGTCAGCCTTGGAGGCATGGCCGCGGTGATCGCTGGCGATGCGCTGCGCCGCTGGCGGTGCCGGCTCACGCACGTGACGGTGAACATGCAGGGCGACGTTATCTGCCTGCACTGCCGCAAGAACCTGGGCTCGTGCCCGGTACCGGGCGTGAAGCCGCCCGAGCACATCAACTGCCGCTGCACGCAACAGCCCATCACCCCCGAGGAGCACTGAACATGGCATTCCGTATCGAGTTCCAACTGACCGGCGGCGGCACGATGAGCGATGGCCCCGACGATATCGCCGAAGACTTCACCGCTGTGCGCGACCTGGCCATCGTTCCCCGCAAGGGCGACATGGTGAAGATCGCCCGCCACGACTCCTATCGGCGCGTGGATGACGTGTTTCTGGCCCCGGCCGGTGCTGACAAGCAGATCCTCGTCTACCTCGAAGACGACGAGGAGCACAGCACCGAGCAGCTGGTGGCTGCTGGCTGGACGGTGGTGCCCTGATGGCCACCGAGACCACCACGACCAACATCTGCGACCGCTGCGGCTCGCGCCACGACTCCGAGCGCTACAGCGCCGGCAGCAGCTGGGCCCAGCTCAACCTCACATGGAACGGCGACAAGGGAGGCCGCACCGCGCAAGGCGATGCCGGTGGGGTGAACCTGAAGGGCAAGGCATGGCTGTGTGAGCCGTGCGTCAACGCATTCCTCGAGTTCCTGCGCCCGTCGACCAGCCAGATCGACCCGCGGGAGCATGCGTTCCGGCAAGCCCTGCACGACTACCCGGGCCGCAACACCCACCAGCTGCAGGCCCGGAAGGTGTGCGCCGGTGTGCTCGCTCTGGCCGAGGCTGCCATCGAGCGCGGGCGCTGACTATGCCCAGCTTCAACCACGACCCCAAGCGTCTGCCCACCAGGCGCGAAGCCGCCCAGCTCGCCGGCAGGGTCCGGGCGTATGCAGCCCATGCCCCAGATGCCGACGAGGGCGATTACCTGATCGCTGCACTGCTGGATGCGTTCGCCCGAGAACAGGTGAAGGCGTTCGACCCACCGAGCAGCACCCCCGCAACACCCGCAACAGCCCCGCCGACGCGGTAAGCTGCCACCCCACGGGGGAGCGGTACCGGGCCACGCTCCCCCGAACGCCACATGGGCCCGAACGGAGCATCACCACATGTTTGAACTCTCCGCCTCACCGGCCACGTTGGCCAACCTCAACACCCGCACCGAGAAGGTGGGCAAAGACAACCACCGCCCGGCCGCCGACCTGAAGTTCAGCGTCGACCTGCACAACAGCGCGCTCGACTCGATTCACCCGGGCCTGCTGAAAAGCCTTTACCGCGGCAACGACGAGAGCGGCAGTCAGGGCGACCTCGTGGCCAGCGCCGACACGCTGACGACGCCGCGCTATCCCAAGGCCAAGGCCTGGGCCTCGACCGAAGACTGGCCGGGCTACTTCCTGAGCGTCACGAAGGGCGAGTTCGACCCCAAGCAGGTAGACCTCGACAAGGTCACCCTGAAGGGCATCACGGTCGATGCGAAGAACGGCGGCACGGTGACGGTCACCTTCACCTGCAGCGGCTACCCGACCGGCGAGGACGTGGGCAAGCTCTACGAGCTGATGGGCCACGACGTCGAGATCGTCCTGTCGGCGCCCAGCCTGGGCGACCTGGCCCGCCTGCGCGAGGAAGCCAAGGCCAACAAGGGCGGCAACGGCGCCGGTGGTGCTGATGGCGATGACGACGGCGGCGAAGATGATGCCGACGACGCCCCGCCCACCGATGCGCAGGCCGGCCGCGCCTTCCCCGACGCCATCGACGCCCGCGGCGACACCCCGCCGAGCACCCGCAAGCGCCGCGGCGCCGCTGCGGTCCACTGAACCACCCGCCTGCAGGAGCCGAGCAATGCTCGGCCCTGCCCATCGCCAAGGAATGACCCGATGAATCGCACCCGCCTGACCCGCAACACCGCCCGCACGCTGATCGCCATGGGCCTGATGGCCATCCTGTCGGCCTGCGCCCCCGAGCCCACGCCCAGCGCTGGGCCCGGCCAGAAGTTCACCATCGAGACGGGCGAGATCCTGATCACGGTGAAGGGCGACCCGGCCCTGTTCGAGAAGCACGGCGGCGAGCTGCTCGAGCGCATCACCTCGGTGGACCCGAAGCTGATCAAGCCCGGTGTTGGCCTGTGGGTAGAGCCCGAGGGCGCCGGCGAGGAGCGGCCGCCGCTGCTGCTGGTGGGCCGCGTTGTCGCCGTGGAGCCGGTCGCGGGCGGATACTTGGCACCTGCAGCACCCATCAACCCGCCGAAGGAGTAACCGCACCATGCAACAGACCGCCCGTATCAACGTCCTCACCGCCGCCCTGATCGGCGTCATCCTGCACATCAAACGCGGCGAGGAGACGTTCCAGCTGCACGCCGGCAACGACACCTGCCTGCACCTGCAGCCCGGCGATACCATCACGATCGAGGCCACGAGCGACGAGCGCTGGGTCGAAGCCAACACCCGCAAGGAAGCCGCAGCAGCCGAAAGCGCGGCCAAGCGCGACGACGTCGACCACGCTGCACCGACTGACCTCGATGCGCAGGCCCGGGCAGAGATCGCCGCCCGCCCTGACGCCGGCCCCGACCTGAGCGGCGAGCCCGGCATGACCCTGGCCGAAGGCCTGAAGGTCGCTGACGAGGCTGGCCCGGCCGATCCGGGCGCAGGCCCGGGTGAAGTCACCAGCACCAGCGGTGCCACCAGCCGCCGCAGCACCCGCGGCACGAGCACCCCGAGCTCGTAATGGCCAAGCTGACCCCTGCACGTGAAGCGGAACGTCTGGCAGCGCTCGAGCGCCGCCGGCAGGTCATGGTGCTGCGCGTGCAGGGGTTCAGCATCGGCGATATCGCCGATCGGCTGGATATGTCGAAGTCGACCGTACACGGGCACGTGAAGCGGTCGCTCACCGAGGCGGCCAAGGCGGACCTCGACAACACGGGGCGATATCGCTCCCTCAACCTGCAGCGCTTCGAGCACCTGGTGCGCGCCCTGTGGCCGCACGCCACCGGCCAGATTGAGGTGCGCCAGGTCACCACCAGCAAGGACGGCGCCGTCACCGAGGTGATCACCACGGCGATCGACGTCAAGGCGGCGCGGGAGCTGCGCCAAGTGCTGGTGGCCATCAACCGCCTGCTCGGCCTCGAGGCCCCGGTCAAGATCACCCACACCGACCCCACCGGCGAGATCGAGCGCAGCCCCGCCGACTGGATCATGCCCATGCCTGTTGAGCGAGATCCCCACGAATGGACAGCCGAAACCCGGAAAATGTTGGAGAGCCGGGAAGCGGTGGCCGACAAACTCGTCGAGCAGCTGCTCGGCGCAGCCAGCAAGGCCGGCCAACCCGAGTAACCCGACAGAAACGGCCCATCTGGCTCCCGCAGCCGGGGCCGCAGACGGCGTTCATCACCTGCCCGATCGACGACGTGCTCTATGGCGGCGCGCGCGGCGGCGGAAAGACCGATTCCCTCCTCGGCCGGGCCATCACCCGGTCGCTCCGCTATCCGGGCCTCTACCGCGGCCTGCTGCTGCGCCGTACCTACGACGAACTGGACGAGGTCAACGGCCGCGCGCACGAGCTGCTCGACCCAATCGGCGCCCGGTGGCGCGCCAGCCGGCATATGTGGGAGTTCCCATGGGGCGGCTGGCTGAAGATGCGCTTCCTGCAGCGCGATGCCGACGCCTCGCGCTATCAGGGCCACTCCTACAACGACCTGCTGATCGACGAGGCCGGCAACTTCCCCGATCCGGCCCCGATCGACAAGCTCGTGGCCACCCTGCGCGACAAGAACGGCGTACCGCCGCGCATGGCCATGAGCGCCAACCCGGGCGGGCCTGGCCACCTGTGGCTGGTGAAGCGCTACATCGAGCCCAGCAAGCCGGGCCTGCCCTTCATCGACCCAACCACGGACGCCCAGCGGGTCTACATTCCCAGCCTGCTGACCGATAACCCGGCCCTGCTGCTGCGCGACCCCAAGTATCTGCAGCGCCTGCGCCGCGCCGGGCCGGCATGGCTGGTGCGTGCCTGGCTGCTCGGCGACTGGAACGCCAGCCCCGAGGGCAACGTCATCAAGCTGGAATGGTTCAAGCGCTACCGGGGCGAGCCCGACGGCGTGGTGGCCATCGTCCAGTCGTGGGACACCGGCATCAAGCCGAATCAGGTCAACGACCCCAGCGTGTGCACCACCTGGGCCGTGACCCGCCACGGCGCCTACCTGCTCAACGTGTACCGCGAGCGCCTCGCGTTCCCCGACCTGCGCCGCAAGGCGATCGAGCTGGCCGGCCTGTGGAACCCCACCCACGTCCTGATCGAGGACAAGGGCAGCGGCCAGTCGCTGATCCAAGACCTGCGCGACAGCACCAGCATCCCGTGCGTGCCGATCGAGCCGGTGGGCGACAAGGTCAGCCGCATGATCGGCGCCACCGGGCCCATCGAGGCCGGCCGGGTGTTCCTGCCCGAGGTGGCCGAGTGGCTGCAGGCCTACGAGGGCGAGCTGTCGATCTTCCCGTTGGCTCCCCACGACGACCAGGTCGACAGCACGAGCCAGTTCATCAACTGGATGCGCACCAGCCTGGTGGGCCGCCTGTTCGACTTCGACAGCACCGGCGCCCGCGTGGGCGTCATGACCGACGGCACGAGTCCCACCGACGACGACGGCGACGGCTATGGCAGCATGCACGCCGACGACCCCTATGGCGGGTTCAACCCGTGATCACCACCACCACCGAGGAGGCCTGACGTGGCCGATATGCAGGAACCACCCAAGCCCGCCGAGGGCGAGCTGACCCCGCGCGACGACGATTTCGGCATTCAGGCGGGCGCCGCCGACAACTACGTGCGCCTGCTGACGACCGATGACACGGTGCTCACCTACAAGGGCGGCGATTACGGCATCTACCGCGAGACCCTGCGCGACGACGCCTGCATGGCCCCCTTCGCCCAGCGCCGGCTCGCCGTCACCAAGTGCGAGTGGCAGGTCGACGCCGGCGGCGACGATCCCCTGAGCAAGGCCGCGGCCGACTGGATGCGCGAGCAGCTGCAGGCGCTGGAATGGGACCGCATCACCGACGGCATGCTCTACGCCCGCTGGTATGGCCACGCGGTGGCCGAGTGCCTGTATCAGCCCGACCTCGTCGAGGGGAAGGTCACCCTTGCCGATATCCGTGTGCGCGATCGCGGCCGGTTTGCCTACGCCAACGACAGCGGCCCGCCCTTCATCTGGCGCAAGGATCTCGGCCGGTGGTGGCGCCTGCCGGAACGAAAAATGTGGACCCTCAACACGGGTGCCGACCACGACGACAGCCCCTATGGCCTCGGCCTGGCCCATTACTGCTACTGGCCGGTGTTCTTCAAGCGCTCGAACATCAAGTTCTGGCTCGTGTTCCTCGAGAAGTTCGGCATGCCCACCGCGGTGGCCAAGATGCCGGCCGGGCAATACGACAACGTCCAGCAGCGCAACAAGGTCCGGGCCGCCCTGCAGGCGATGGCCAGCGAGACCGGTGTGATCCTGCCCGAGGGCACCGAGTTCCAGTTCCTCGACAGCCAGCGCAGCGGTACGCAGGACTACAACACCATGCGCGAGGCCATGGACAACGCCCTGGCCAAGGTGATCATCGGCCAGACCGCCAGCACCCAAGGCACGCCGGGCCGGCTCGGCAACGACGAGCTGCAGGGCGAGGTGAAAAACGACCTGGTGAAGGCTGACGCCGACCTGGTGTGCAACAGCTTCAACCGCGGCCCGGCGCGCTGGCTCACCGAATGGAACTTCCCGGGCGCCAAGCCGCCGCGCGTGTGGCGCATGGTCGACCCGCCCGAGGACATTGGCGCCATCGCCGAGCGTGACAGCAAGCTGCACAACATGGGTTACGAGCGCACCGAGGAATCGTTCCGCGAGACCTACGGCGAGGGCTGGGTGAAGAAGGCCGAAAAGGCCACCGGCCTGACCCCGCAGGAGCTGATGCAGGGCGCCGCGGCCGAGTTCGCCGAGCTGGGCACCATCGCCGCCATGCGCGTTGGCCACCGTGCCGACCAGCAGGCCCTGGCCGAGGCCGCGACCGCGTTCGCCGACCGGTACCACGAGACCATGGGCGCCCGGGTGCAGGAGCTGCTCGACTACGCCGAGACGTCGGGCGACTTCGAGACCTTCCGCACCCGCCTGCTGGAAATGATGGCCGAGCAGGCACCGCGGCCGTTGGCCGAGGATCTCGCGCGCGGGGGCGTGTTCGCCCGCCTGATGGGCCGCATGCGCGGGAAGCGTTGACCATGACCAGGTGCGCCCACTGCGGCGCCAAGGGGGCGGCATACGTCTGGCACCTGCAGGCGTGTGCCGACCAGCGCCGGCGGCGGCGTAAGCGCCTGTGCGGCCCCTGCGACGAGCGCCTGAATGCCATGGTGCTCGAGTTCTTCAACGACCCAGCCGCGGCGGCCAAGATGAAGGCCTACGCGGCGCGCATGCGGGCGGAATCACAGTCATGACCCTTCTTCACCAGCTGCTCGACTTCTACGACGCGCCGGCCGCGGCCAGCTTCACGGTGCCGCCGGCGCAGGCGATCGCCTATTTCCGGTCCAAGGGCCTGCAGGTCACGTTCGATTGGCGGGATATGATCGGCGCCGAGCATGCCTCGGCCTTCACGATCGCCAAGATGGCCGATATCGACCTGCTCGCCGACGTGCAGGCCAGCCTCGACGACGCGATCGCGCAGGGCCTGAGCTATGACACCTGGGCCGACACCATCACCCCGCTCCTGCAGCAGCGTGGGTGGTGGGGGCGCCAGGCCGTCACCGACCCGCTGACCGGCGAAACCATCGTCGCCCAGCTGGGAAGCCCGAGCCGGCTGAAGACCATCTTCCGCACCAACGTCCAGAGCGCCTACGCGGCCGGGCAATGGGAACAGATCCAAGAGCAAAAGGACGTTGCCGAATACCTCATGTATGACGCGGTCGACGACCACCGCACCCGGCCCCAGCATGCGGCGTGGGACGGGACCATCCTGCCCGTCGACCACGATTGGTGGCGCACGCATTACCCGCCGAACGGCTGGAACTGCCGCTGCGGCGTCATCCAGCTGGCCGAGGAGGATCTCGAGGATCTCGGGCTCACCCCCAGCGCCAAGGCGCCCGCCGGTGGCACTACGAACTGGACCAACCCGCGCACGGGCAAGGTGGAAAAGGTCGACAAGGGCCTCGATCCTGGCTGGAACAGCAACCCCGGGGCGAGCCACCTGCAGCAGCTGCAGAAACTGGCCGGCGAGAAGATCAAAGCGCTCGACCCGAAGGCCGCGGCAGCAGCTGCCAAGGGCATGAAGGCCACCGAGGCCGCCGCGACCGCGCTGGCAGAGCAGGCCGGCATCGCCGTGCAGCCTGCGATCGAGGCGACCGCCACCCAGCTGGCCAAGGGCGCCGGCAAGGCGCAGATCCGCGCCGCTGAAACGGCGATCGCCAATGCCCTGAAGGACAACACCCCGTACCTGGCCAAGAGCATCAAGGCACTGCAGGCGACCAAGGCCGGCCAGCAGCTGCCGCCGATCGAGCTGCTGCAGAAGGCGCAGGCCGCTGCCGGCAAGTCGAAGGATTCCGCGGCGCTGGCCAACTGGAAGAAGGCCCAGATCGAAGGCAAGCCGGGCAGCGCCGCCGGTCAGGCGGTGTTCGACGCCCTGCCCGAGCCGGCGCAGGCCTCGATCGTGGCCGAGGTGCAGCAGCAGGCCGCGGCCAACCTGGCGGCCAAGGCCATCGACGAGGAGCTGGCAGCGATCGCGCAGGGCCTGCAGGGGCCGGTGCCGCAGTTCAACCTCGCAGCAGCTGCTGCTGCAGCTCCCGACCTCACGCCGGCGCAGCTGCTGGCCGAGGTCAAGGCAATGCCCGCGAAACTCACCAGCGGGCAGCAGTCCAGCGGCCTGAGCGGCTGGAAGAAGAACGCGATCGCCGGCAAGCCGCCCACCCCCAAGCAGCAGCTCGCCTTCGACAGCCTGACCGACCTGCAGAAGGCCAAGGCGTTGCAGCAGGTGGACGATGCCAAGGCCGCGCTCGCTGCGCCGCCGCCGCCGGAAGTGCCGCCGGGCCCGCCGCCGCTGACTACCGCGGTGCCTGACCTCAACCCCGACCAGCTGCGCCAGATCGGCGGCCAGCGGGGCAGCAACCGGGGCGGCACCTACGTGGACGAGGCCACCGGTACCGAGTGGTATGTGAAGTTCCCGGCGAGCGAGGATATGGCCCGCAACGAGGTGCTCGCCGCCAAGCTGTACGAAGCTGCCGGCATCGACGTGCCCGACCTGCGCCTGATCCAGCTCGAGGGCCAGCCGGCGATCGCCTCGCGCATCGTCGACGGCCTGGCCAAGGGCTCGCCGGAAGCGCTGGCCAAGGGCGGGGCATTCGACGGCTTCGCGGTCGACGCCTGGCTGGCGAATTGGGACGTCGCCGGCGCCACCCTCGACAACCTGCTCGTGCGCGGCACCCAAGCATTCCGGGTGGATACCGGTGGTGCGCTCCGGTACCGGGCGCAGGGCGGGCTGAAGGGGCAGGCATTCGGGGACCAGGTGACCGAGATCCAGAGCCTGCGCAACGCCGGTACCGCGCCGCAGGCCTCCCGTGTGTTCGGCAAGATGACCGACGCCGATATCGAGCAGTCGGTCGCTCGCGTCCTGGCCATCGACGACAGCACCATCGACCGCATGCTGGCCGAGTTCGGCCCGCGCGACCCTTCAGAGCGTGGCGCCCTGAGCGCGCGCCTGAAGGCCCGCCGCGACGATCTCGCCCGCCAGTACCCCAATGCCGCGCGCAGGGCGCTGCCGCAGCCTGACGCGCCAGATCGGGCGCGTGTGACCGCAACCGAACAGGCCGAGGTGGTCGCCAGCCGGGTCAACGGCTACACCTTCCGCACCGACGGCGATCAGATCGAGGATCAGAACGTCATCGTCAGCCAGGTCACCAGCGCCAGCGGCCGCCCGGTCACGCGCATGTTCCTGAAGGTGCGCGACACAGGCGCGCAGGCGATCGCCCGCAAGCTGCCCGACGGCGGTGGCGGTGCGAACCTCGACGAGCTGCGCGGGCAGACCCTGAGCCTGCTGAAGTCGATCAACTTCCGCGCCGGCAAGGGCCAAGCCCTCGATGCCACCGTCTCGGCCAAGTGGGCGACCCTGCGCGGGCACATGGACGCGCTCGAGGCCCAGCTCGCTGCCGCTGAAGGGCTCGCCCCTGCAGCAGCTGCCAAGGCGCTGGCCCAAGTGCAGGCGCTGCGCACCGAGCTGACGGCCTACTTCGCCGACGCCGGCGTCACCAAGCCGCTGAGCGCCTTCCGACAGGTCGACCTCAATGCCTTCGCCGACGTTCCGGCCGCCTCCCGCGGCGCCGGCGGCCTGCCCTGGCAGAAGCGTGGGGCGGTGTCCTACGAGCTGGCCGACTTCGACCGCAGTAACGCCCGCCTGCGCAGCCAGACCCAGCAGCTCGCCGGTACCGCGCAGCACTACGCGATCGAGGGCGACGGCTACCGGGTTACCTACGTGCCGGCCGAGGGCAATGCGATCGCCTCCCGCGGCGTGGTCATGATCGACATTGACGGCGCCGGTACCGCCGCCACCGGCCGCGGCTTCCAGATCCTCGAGGAGATCGGCGTAAACGCCACGCGCAGCAGCCAGGCCGAGCGCCTCGAGCTCTATCTCGACCGCATCGCCTACGTGCGCACGCTGCGCAACCCCAAGCTCGAGGCTGCGCTGGCCACCGCCGGCGATATCGCCGACCCGGCCGCGCGCGCGCAGGCAAAGCTGCAGCTGCTCAACGCCGACGCCGGCGCCGATATGACCAAGTCGCGGTGGTGGAACCCCGATGGCGAGCACCAGGCGTTCGGCCATGGCCGTGTGCTGCTCAACCGCCCGGATCTCGACGACGCCGACGTGCAGGCCTTCGCCAGCAGCCACGTGGTCTACCACAACACCAGCAGCCTGGGCGTGGGCGGCTCGCCGCAGTGGGAGCGCCTGCGCAGCATCATCGAGGGCGGCGGGCAGATCGGTAGCCAGATCGACCGCATGCGCCGCGGCGTGGCCAGCTTTGGCAGCTCGGTCACCAGCGACCACACCAGCGGCGGCGCCAACTACATTTTCACGCGCCTGCGCACGCGCGCCAGCGGCATGAAAAAGGCGGGCGTGTACTGGAACCCCGAGCGGCTGCTGCGGCGGTCGGATGCCTTCACCTACACCGGCGACAGGTTCGGTACCGTCGACCGGGCCATGCAGGTCAAGGATCGCCAGATCGACCCGGCCGGCTGGCGCAAGGCGGCGGCATCGGCCAGCAACGAGACCAATTTCCGCGATTCGATCTCGGTGTTCGACGACGTCGAGCGGATCGTGCTGGCCAGCCGGGCGGAATACAACGAGGCGCTCGGCGGCATGCGGGCGATGGGATATCGAACCTGGCCAGACGGCCGGGCGCTCGAGGACGTGTTCGACTACGAGGGCAGCACCCGATGAAACCTGACCGTAACGCCGCGATCGCGGTCATTCAGGCCGGCGAGTTCACCACCCGCCCGGGCCTGTTCGTGTTCACCACCCCGGACGGATTCGCCTGGGTCGAGCCGGCCTATCTCGAGCCGGCACCCACCCGGGAAGCGTTCCACCGCGTGCGCGCGCGGGTGACCATGACGGCCTCGGGCTTCACCGCCGAGGGCGAGGACGGCCGCAGCTACCTGGTCGCGCCGCTCGACACGCTCGAGGACGGTACCGGCGCCGACCTGCGCGAGGTGTGCGCGTGGGCAGCGCGCGAGATCGAGGCCGCGGGCCGCACCATCGACGAGGAGCGCGATCGCCTGCGGCTGCAGCTGGGTGCCGAGCTGGCCTAGAAATGGAAGCGCCCCGGGGGATTGGCCCGGGGCGCAGTCAAAACCCTTGCGGCGCAACGCCCTTGGGCTGGCCTAATTAACCATCGAACCGCAGCAGCTCGTCCACTGCCTGCGACAGCTGCTGCTCGGTGAAGCCCTTCGACCGCATCACCAGCCGCATCAACACCCCGATCGCCGTGTTGTAGAGCCGCAGGAAGTCCTCGGGCTCCATTTCGCTGAAGGCGATCGACTTGGCCTGCATGCGCAGCTCGCCGCGGGCGTTCCACACGGGGGTGTAGAACCCGCACAGGATGGTCACGTCCTCGCGGAACCGGTCAAAGTCCTTTTCGATCGTCACCCCTCGCCACTCCGGCGGCGTGTCGCCCTCGGCCGGCTCCCAATAGTCGAAGGCGAACCGCAGCAGGGCGAAGAACTTGCGCTGGAACTTGTTGCTGCGCGGCTTGACGACGTTGGCCACCACCCGCTCGCCCATCTTGTGGCTTTCGCCGGCGCGGGCGCTGTCGGCATCGGCGTAGGCGTACCCGTTGGGCACCTTCACGAGCGTCATCTTCATGGGCGGAACCCTCCGGGGCTGACCGGGTCAGCATATCGGCCCGGGTGGATCAGGTAGGTGGAAGCCACGACGATCAGCCGCTGCGACTGCAGCACCAGCAGGGCGTCATCGCCGCCGAACACGCGCCGGAAGTCGTTGGGCGTCTCGGCATACGACGGTCCCACCAGGTGCAGCAGCTGCTGCCGGCTCGGCGAAGGCTGGGCCCCGCACGAGAGCGGCCGGCGGCCTCGGTGGTGCCAGGCACACAGGCCGAGGGTGTAGGCATGCCCACGGCGGGGTGCGCCGTGGTGCTCGCCGATGGTCAGGTGGTGGACCTCGCACGGCGTGGCCAGTTCGGCGAAGGCCCAGCAGCAGATACAGCCGCCTTCGCCGATCAGGTCCATGCGCCGCGCCTGCGCCACGGTCGGGGCAGGCAATCCGGTACCGATCATGCAGTGGCCTGCAGGGCGTACATGGTGCGCAGCTGCGCGGTGTTGGCGCTGGCGAGCGCCTCGGCCATATCCGGGCACACCGAGTTACCGATCAGGCGCACCTGATCCGTTTTCGTCACCGGGCGCCACTCGAGGGTGCCGTCGGGCAGCTCGAACAGGCCACGCTCGAGAATGTAGTCGGCCGGGAAACCCTGCGCCCTGGCCAGTTCCCGCGGCGACAGCATGCGCAGGGTGAAGTCGACCAGCACATAGTCGCCCAGCAGCACCAGCTCGGCCGGCTCGGGGAAGTGCTCCGGCAGATACTCGTGCAGGAACTCCGCGCACCGGCGCGCGCGCACCAGCAGCTCCTCGGCGATGCCGTCGACCCGCACCTGCTCGACCTGCACCAGCCCGAGGCGGTCCTTTGTCGGCACCGTGTGCATTGGCTCCCTGCAGCCCTGCCACTGGCCGCCGCTGCTGTAGAACTTGACCAGGTAGGCCGCGGCAAGGCGCTGCTGCCCGCCGGTACCGACGATGGTGGAGAGCGGCGAATCCACCGCGTGCCCGATCATCCCGGTGTTGGCCTGTTCCATCCATGCGGCCATCACGGCCTGGCCGCCCGACCCTGACGAGGTCACGGTGTTTACCGGCGCCTCGATCGACTTCACGCCAGAGCCCCAGCGCTGCACCCCGCCGGGCTTACCCTCGCCGTGCGCAGCCTGCACCATCACCGCGGCCGCCAGCGCCTGCTCGCCGCGGTTGGCAGCGGTCACCGTGCGCATCGGCTCGGCCAGGTCCGTGGATCGGTCGCCTCCCTGATGCGTGAGGTGGGTCAGGTGCAGCCCGGCCATAGCGAAGTGCCCACCCTTCACCTGCGCGCACTGCGTCCGCAGCGGCTCGTCGACCGAGAACAGGCGCTGCGTGCTGGCGTTGGCGAACTCGGTCAGCACGGGCGCTGCCAGACCGTGGTGCGTGCCGCCGGCAGACACCGTCGACAGCGGCTGATCCACGCTGTGCACCGACTGATGGCCCGGGGACGTCCCGCGCATAGGCACGATGAAAGGCGTGGCGCTGGCCAGGACGTACCGCCATGCCCCGCGCGCGAGCCTGCGGCAGGTGTTCGGCTTCAGCGGCCGCGGCCTGTTGAAGATCGAGCGACCCATATCGCTGAAGTCGATGCACTCGGCGGCAGTGCGCCAGCGCGGGAGCGAGTCGCCGGCTTTCGACCTGGTGGTCGCCGGCCAGACAATCGGCTGGCCATCGCAGCGGGCGATCACGTAAAGGCGTTTGCGGATCGTCGGCGCACCGAAGTCTGCGGCCACCAGCTCGCGCCATTCCACCCGGTAACCCAGCTTTTCCAGCTGCCGCACCCAGCGGCGGAACGTCATGCCCTTGCGCGCCTTGCACGGCTGGCCATCGACCAGCGGGCCCCAATCGGCGAACTCCTCGACGTTTTCGAGGTGGATGATCCGCGGCCGCGTGGCCGATGCCCACTTAACCACTACCCACGCCAGCCCGCGCACGCGCTTGGAACGCGGCTTGCCGCCTGCAGCCTTGGAATGGTGCCGGCAGTCAGGAGAAGCCCAGAGCACGCCCACCGGCCTGCCCTTGGTGGCGAGGTTCGGGTCGACCTCGAACACGTCGCAGGTGTAGTGCTCGGTATCCGGGTGGTTGGCGCGGTGAACGGCGATCGCCACCGGGTCGTGGTTCACCGCCACGTCGGGCTCGCGGTAGGCGCGGGCCAGGCCCAGCGATGCACCGCCGCCGCCGGCGAACAGGTCGACCACCAGCTCGCGGCCGAGATCCAGCGAAAGCGACAGGGTCATGGCGTCCCCACGTGTTCGGCGATCGCTTCCAGCTTGGCCAGCACCAGCGCCTGCATCTGATCCAGCGGCCGCGGCAGGTTGCGGAAGGCCTTCAGCGGAAGGCCGACACCGAAATCGCGGATCAGCGACACAGTGATCAGGCGGGCAGTCGACTCGGCGGCCACGTTCTTCACTACACGTCGCAGCAGCGCCTCGAACGCGGGGTCGACGGCGTCGAAAGTCGCGGTGAAGTCGCAGCGTTGGTCGATCCGGGTCGCCTTGGGCGCCACGGCCTCGGGCCGGGACAGCAGGTAGCCGGGCAGCAGTAGCACGGGGATCTTGCCCTTCTGCATCGGGTCAAATCCAGTGAAACCGCCGGTGTGGAACCTGGGCTTTCCGTTGGGTGCATTCATCGTGGAACCTCCTTCAGGTGTGAAACAGCTTCGAGCGCCTTGGCACACATGGCCTCGTCGAACTCGCCGATATGGCAGCGGTTGACCGATATCCCGAGGTAGTGGGCCAGCCAGGCATAAGCGGCGTTGCGGTAGGGGAAGCGGGCCGGTTTTTCGCGCCAGAGCGGATCGAACGCCTCGTGCACCTCGCGGCGCAGCAGCCGAAGCGGGCCGCGGGCGAGCGTGCCCAGCGGTGCGCCCCGGGCGCTGTCCTTGTGCACGCCCACGCGCGCATCGCATCCGTCCACCGGGCATTCCCAGCGGCGACCCCATCGGCCGTAGCCGAGGACGGCCTCGACGTTGCAGTGCGGGCATACCGGGATCAGCAGCCCGTTACGGTTGACCGGCTTCACCGGCGGGCCTTGGCCTTGCCGCGGGCACCCTGCACCTGCGCGTCGTGCATGGCCTGCCAGCAGCGGTTCATGGCGGTGTGCCGCAGATCGTGGGTGTCGCCTTCGTGCGGGATGGCGGCCTTCACGTTGTGGTAGTCGAGGCACGTCAGCTGCTCGCGCACCAGGTCAGCAACGCGGCCGCGCGGGATCTCGGCGCGGAAACGGTAATCGGCCAGCGGCGTGACCTCGACCTTGCAGCCTGGGAACAGCGTCTCGAGGTCACCCTCGAGCCTGGCACGCACCAGCAGAACGCCGGGCTTTGTGCGGTGGGCGACCACCGAGACGAACGAAGTAGGGGTGAAAATCCACATGGGTCAGACTCCAAGGCCGTAGAGGAGGAAAAGGAACGTGCAGAAGGCGGCCACCCCCAGCACGATCAGCAACATGTTCCACGCCGCGTAGGCATGGGCCGGGCCGTGATTCCGGCGCCAGTGGCGCAGGCGCACGCGCCAAATCGGTTGCCGCACCGCGCAGCTCACGCGCCACCGCCGAGAACGCGGGCGAGGGTTTCCTCGGCCTTCAACAGGGTGGACAGGTGCCGGCGCTGGTCGTCTTTCATGCCGGGGGTGAGCCGGGCATACCCGCGCAGGCGGGCGAGCTGTGACTCGGCTATGCGCTTGGCGCGCCACGCCGCGCGGGCTTCATCGAGGAGCAGCTGGGGGGCGATCACAGGAACACCCCGCGGAACAGGTCGATCGCGGCGCCGCCGAACATGTTCAGGGCGAAGGCGACCAGCACCACGGCAACCATCCAGCGCAGAACGCGGGTCAGGGGCAGCGACCAGGTCGGGCGGCGCGGGCGGTAGTCACGGGGCGGGCAGCGAATGGCTGCATCGTGCAGGTCGCGGGCAGCGTTCCAGCGGTTGGGTTTCGTGCGCATCACAGCACCTCGGCAAGGCGGGCCGGCACGACGCCGAGCCACATGATCAGGTTGAAGGCAACAAGCAGCCAGAACACCGGCGGTTGGCGGCGGCGCATCACAGACCCCCATGCCATGCGTGCCACTCGTCGAGCAGCTGCTGCGCATGGCGAAGATCCGACCCGCAGTAGTTGGCCAGGTAAGCGACGTGGGAGGTGTAGCCCTGCGGCATCTGCAGAACCTGGCATTCCAGCGGGGTCAGACTCCCGCGGCCGGCGTTGAACAGGTGATCGTTGATGATCGAGATCGCCAGCTCGAGGCGGTCGTCGAGGTTCGGGGCGGTAGAGGTCACACCCTGGGTGGTTCCATCGGCCATGGCCGGGTCTCCTGTGATGATCCGGGGTCCGCCCGGCTCGGGCGCCTTACAACTGGCGCGGGAGTGATTGCAACAAATTGTGGCAGGTGTGTCAACCCCCCGTGGAAGGAGTCCCAGCTTTCCCGCTTCCCGCCGGTCGCGCAGCATCACGGCCCATGAAGAAGCCCAAGCCATTCCGCATTTTCCGAGTCGGCACCCACACCGACAGCGCCGGCAATTCGACCACCTTCACCCGTGAGCAGCTGGCGGCCACCGTCACTGCCTACAACGAGGGCGACTGGCGGGCACCGATGGTGGTGGGTCACCCGAAGGGCAATGCGCCGGCCTATGGCTGGGTGGGCAAGATGCGGCTCGACGACAGCGGCGACGTGATCGTCGACGACGTGGAGAAGCTGAACGCCGATTTCGCCGACCTGATGGAAAACGGCGCGTACCGCAACCGCTCGGCCAGCTGGTATGCCCCGGATCACCCGAGCAACCCGACGCCGGGCGTGTGGCAGCTGCGCCACCTGGGCATGCTGGGCGCGCAGCCACCGGCGCTGAAGGGCCTCGGTGACGTCGAGTTCCACGATCAGGAAGGCCTGACCGTCGAATTCGCCGACTACACCACCAGCACCATCGCCGGGCTGCTGCGCGGCCTGCGCGAGCTGTTCATCTCGAAGTGGGGCACCGAGGACGCCGACAAGGCCCTGCCCAACTTCCTGATCGCCGATCTCGAGCA